ACCAAGCGCAACGCCCCGCCGAAGGGCAGCGGAGCCGAGATCCTGAGCAAGGTGGTGCTTCCCGAGGGCGTTGATGGGGTCAACGTCGTCTACAAAGGCCCGGATATGTCCGACTGGCCCGACGAGAAGATCGTGCCCATCGACGTGGACACGTACATGGACCCGGACGGGGGAGACATTCCAACACCGTGGGACTACGAGATCAGGGGATCCACGCGCAGGGTGAACCCACTGGAGCCCCATGACCACCGGGACGTGATCTGGCACGGCTCGAAGGCAAGTTGGGACACCGATTACGGCGACTCGGTGGTGGACACCTCGCCAGACAACCCTGATTCCAAGGGGCTGGACGAGGCGATCCAGTTGTGGGTGGTAGGCAAGAAGTACGGGGACTTCCCGTATGTGGGCGAGATGCGGCTGGCCGCTGCCGAGCAGATGGGTCTGGACTCCCCCCACACGGTGGAGGAGGAGTTGGACAACAACAGGCCGATGCGCGAGCACGGGACGTTGGCGGCGTCCACGATCCGCAACAACGCGAAGAACTTGCTGGCCGCGATTCGTAGGGCCGAGCCCGCCCAGCCGGATCTGTTCCGGGGCGTGGACTCCCAGCAGCGGGACGGATTCGCCGGGATCAAGGAGGGGGACACGCTCACCCTCCCGCCGTCGTCGTTCAGCCGGGATCCCACGGTTGCCGAGTCATACGCGACCAAGTGGTACCCCGGTGTAGGCCATGAACGGGTGGGCGAGCAGCAGTTGATCTTCCACGTCGTGCCGGGAGCCCGGGGCGTGAAGGACACCGTGCACCTGCCTGCTGATCAGGAGGTGATCACGGGTGGGAAGTTCGTGGTGCGCGGGGTGCACACCTACACCACCGAGAAGTGGGATATGAACGAGGTCGGCACCGGGGAACTGTACGAGAACCCCATCTTTGACGACGAGGGTCAGCAGATCGGTTTCGAGCCCCCGAAGCACAAGCCGTACGCCAGATACTTCAAGACCCCCATCACCTACACTGTGGTGGACATTGAGCAGGTGAGCGTATGACCGACTACACCGCAGCCGCGTTCACCGCGTTCGGCCCGTGGGTACGCGAGGAGCGCATTCCCAGCAAGCGCAAGCCACCCGTGCTCACGCTGTCGCGCGAGGACGAGGTGAAGTCCAAGATCGCCGGGGTGCAGAAGGTCAAGGACACGCTGGCAGATATTGACGTGTCCCTGCGCGCGGGCGTGCGCGAGCGGATCCAGCAGGCCGTGGACACCTACTTCGAGTACGCGCGCCAGATCGGGATCAACAACCCGATGCTCAGCCCCGCCGATATCTTCGCGCGCCCGGACGTACAGGCGCTATGGGGTCAGGAAGCGGGCTCCCTGGCCTCCTGGCTGGATTCCAGGATCTCCGAGGGGTACAACAAGGGGGTCGATCTCGCGAGCCCCAGCGGCCCTGTAAACGATTCGTACCTGCAGGCGCTGAGGGCCGACGCGAGGCAGTACCTGCAGACACTGGGGGGTCAGGTACAGGCCGGGGTCTGGAACGCGTACAACTCCACCCCGTGGGTGTCCTCGTACCAGCAGGGGGGAACCTCCACCAACGTGCCGCACGACACCGCAGTGCTGCGCTGGCAGCGTGCCCAGGCCAATCAGCGCGCGGCGGTCACAGATATCAGCAAGCGCGCCCACGCCGGGATCGGTTCGGCCACCCAGCGCGGGTACACCGACGGGCAGTTGGCCGACGTGACTGATCCCACGATGCTGAAGATGTGGGTGGCGAACTTCGCGCAGGATCCCGAGCGCGGCCCCTGCCTGACGTGTATCGCGCTGCACGGCACCACGATTCCGGTCACCGAGTCCTTCGACGCCTCGGTCACGTTCGCGAAGAAGCCGCTGGGGGTGTACGGGAACCTGCTCGGCCCCCCGAGGCACGCCCACTGCAAGTGCAAACTGGTGTTCTTCGCCGCCCACGAGGAGCACGAACCCGTATCAAAGAAGATGAGCGAGTACGCGACCACCAAGGTGGCCGAGCAGATGGTGGCGAAGGGGTTCACCGCATCCGAGGTGCGTGCCATGCCCCAGCCGCTGTTCGACTCGCTGTGGAGGTTCCTGCGGTCAGGAGGGTGGTGGAAGCGGCTGTGGAGACGCCTACGAAGGTCAGGGTGACAGGATCGCCCGAGAAGGTGTTCCGGCTGCTCGTGCTCGCGGCCCGCAACACCGGGGAGGAGTTCACGGTGGTCCCTGCGTATGACGAGGACGGGAAGTTCCTGGGCTTCGACGTGGCCGGGGAACTGAAAGCCGTGAAGCGGGTGCTCGCCTACCGGAAGCGGGTCCGCAAAGCGTGGGAGAGGCCGTCTGCGCGCCGATAGTAGGGGAGAGCCCAGCCCTCCCCAGCCAGTGAAAGGCGCAACATGGCCCCGAAAGTGATCCGGAAGGTTCGCACCCCTGAGGGCAAGAAGCGCTACGGGCAACCCATCGGGACGATCATCACCAAGGATCTGCAACTGTGGGCCTCGGCGCGCTACGCGAAGACCCCCTTCACGGTGCAGTACGGGCTCGGGGTGCTGACCTTCGCCCAGTTGCAGCGGCTGGGGAAGAAGTGGAACACCCCGATTCTGGGAAACGGCACCATCGTGGTGCCCGCCACGGCGAAGTCCTCGGGCTTGCAGGGTCTGTGGGGGCTGTGGGTGTCCGACCCGGACGGGATCGTGTACCGCTGGGATCGCACCCCTGATGGGCAGATCAACCTGCGCACCGTGCTTGCCTCGGATCTGCCGAGCAGCCTGAAGGATCAACTCCCGGCTGGGTCGAAGTTCGCGACCAAGCGCGGCGTGACCCCCTCGGGCGAGACGCTGACAGGGGTCTGGCTGTCGGAGGACAAACTGCCTCCGGTGCCCAAGCCGGGATTCGACACGAAGAAGGACATGCTGCCCAGCGAGCAGGCGCTGCTGGACGCCGGGGAGGGCGACTACGCGATCAAGCCCCCGGCTGAGGTCATGGCCCAGGAGCCCGTGATGCGCTGGCAGAAGGTGGACTCCGCGACGGTCACGAGCGCGTTCGCGAAGAAGGTCGGCCCGCTGGAGTCCCCGCTGTATCGGCTGTTCTTCAACGGGCAGTCAGTCGGTCTGGGCGCGAAGACCGACAAGGGATGGGTGCTGCTGCAGAACGGCAAGCACGTGACCCCGTACTTCAAGACCAAGGCGCAGTTGGGCAGCGAGGCCGAGCAGTTGTGGATGGACGGCACCCTGATTCCCGACGGCAAGGCGACCCTGCCGGATCCGGACGTGGACGCCGCTGATCTCGGGGACGACAACGGTCTGGTGCCGTCGGCGGGGAACAAGGTCGGGGATCCCGGCACGTCCGGGCTGACCCAGGAGCAGTTGGACGACGCCGCCTCGGTCACCGAGCAGGCGCTGGCTGATATGGAGGACGAGGAAGCCAGCGACAACTGGCCCTCGCTGCCGTTCGACAAACTGGCCCCGGAGATCCAGATGCTGCTGAAGGAGGCCAAGCAGCAGAAGGCCGTCAGCGTTGAAGCCCTTCCTGATCCTGAGTACGTGGCGCTGGCCGACAGCGCGTTGTCGGTTGCGCAGCCCGGGCTGATCGAGGAGATGCACTACAACGCGGCGGTCAAGTGGGTCAACAACCAGACGTACGGACTGGACGAGGTTCCGCCCGAGGTTGACGCTGTAGACCTGCATCCGTTCGACAGTCTGAACGCGGAGATGAAGGAACTGCTGTGGACGCTCGATCAGTTCCGCGAGTACTATCCGGGCTACGCGGACACAGATTATCTGGAGGCGCTGAAGGCCGATCTGCCGTCTGACGACCTGTACCTGGGCACACTCGGTTGGCTCGGGGATCACAGCCTGGACGACATTCCGGCCACGCTGACCGTCTACGGGGTACAGGACGAGTGGGTCACCAACCTGAAGGCGGCGGGGTCGCCCAAGCCGTTCGACAGTCTGTCCGCTGGGGCGCAGGATCTGCTGAAGAAGGCCAAGTCCCTGCAGCCCACCAACCCGGGCTGGACGGAGAAGGGGCTTCTCGATCTGGCTGACGGGGGAGGCGACCATCTGGCCTCCACTGACGGGGATTACAACGCGGCATGGGAGTGGATGAAGGCTTACGGGCTGGACGATGTTCCGGTTGTGCCGAAGACCGGATCCCCGGCCTACGACGTGCTGGCTCCGCAGGTGAAGAAGGTTCTGGCGGCGGCGAAGAAGGCGTCGGACGCCGACGACGACGTGAACACCCCGGACGACGACAACGACCTGATTGAGAGCGCCTACGCCGATCTGGCCACCGGGGGCGAGATTGACGACGACGAGGATATCCTCAACACCGCGCTGGACTGGGCCAGTAGCCACGAGTTGACAGCCGTCCCGGTCGGGAAGTCCACGACGGAGAACGCGATCCTGGCGCGGCAGCAAGCCTTCAACGACTCCTCGATCCGGGACTCCGACGGGAACTGGCACGCGATCCCCCCGGGGGCGTGGCTGGGGTTCTCCTCGGGCGACAAGGACGAGAACTGGCCCGACAAGCCGAGCGTGATCATCTACTCCGACTCCGACGGCAACGTGTCGATGATCGACCTGGAGAACCCGGACGACTCGTGGGGATCGTTCGAGGAGCCGTTCAACGCCGGGGCAGTGCAGGGGATGGGGTTCCTGCCCTGGTCGATGGTGCAGGGCAGTTGGAGCAAGGGGCAGGAGGTAACCCCTGATTTCAGCATCGCCCCGCAGTACGTGGCGAAGGGCGCGCAGGACTACGCGGCACAGCAACTGGCGAAGAAGAAGTACGCGGCGCAGGTTGCCCCCGAGCCTGTGAAGGCGGTCATCGGGGATCCCGAGCCTGCAGGCGCGGTCGCGATCCCGGACGACGCCAAGACCTTCGACTCGCTGAGCGTGGACGCTCAGAAGTGGCTGGTCAGCGCGCGGACGGGCGGGGTGAGCAACAAGTACACGTCGCTGGCCGAGGCCACGAAGTCGGGCAAGGCCGACGAGTACCTGACGCTGGCCAAGGCACTGGACAACCTTTACACCAACTCGGGCAAGCCCCCGGAGGACTCCGAAGCCTTCGCGAAGGCGATGGTGTGGGCGCTGGAGCACGACTACCAGGACGTGCCTGATTACACCGCATGGCCCGGGGATCTCTCGTGGAACGATCTGCCCCTGCATGTGAAGGAGGTGCTGCAGGTCGCCGCCGACGACGACGTGAACACCCCCGACGACGCCGTGCAGAAGGCGTGGGACGACTCCGGGATGGACTGGCAGGCCGTGCTGAATATGGCATTGGGCTGGCTGAACCACCACAGCCTGGGCGAGGTGCCCTCGAAGAACCCCGACTTCCCGGAGGAGACGGAGCACTTCAAGCAGGGCGACGGCGGCTGGGAGCAGAAGGTCGGCTCGCAGTGGGAAGAGTACGACGTGCACTACGAGGTCACCTTCGATACCGGGGAGATCGTGCAGGTACAGGCCAAGTCGTCCTGGGACAACCCGCAGGCGGTAGCCAAGGCGCTGGCGCAGGAGGTGGCCCCCACCAGCACCGTGGAGTCACTGACCTCCCCGGCGAGCATGGGTGTGCTCTACAAGAGTCTGGCCGACGCGATTGCGGAGCCTGATTTCAGCGACCCCGCCGACGAGCCCGCTCCGATGGACTCCACCGTGAAGGTGAAGCACTTCCCCGGCGATGAAGACTTCGAGGTGCCCACCTCGGCGGTGCTGGTCGTGGTGGATTACGGTCACGACAGTTGGTGGCCCGTCGGGTACGTGGAGCCGGGATCCGACACGATGTACGACTTCCACGGCGAAACCCAGTCGCTGAGCAGTTACGTGAAGGGCCAGCCTGCGAAGTTCGCTGACCCGAGTGAGTGGGAGATCACCGGGGCCAAGGCCATGTTCGACACGGTGACCTGGGCGCAGGAGAGCAAGTCGAAGCCCAAGACGGAGAAGGTGAGCCAGAAGTCTCCGTGGGAGCCCGGGGTCGCGGAGTTGGCGCTCAAGCAGAACGTGGTGCTCAACAACGACGGCTCGGTGACTGTCACTGTGCCCACCAACTCGAAGAAGAACTTCACCTTCCCGAAGGACGCCGTGATCGCGGTGCTGTCCAGCAAGAAGGGCGGCTTCTGGAAGTGGGCGCTGGCGGGGTACGTGGACGACAACGGGATCCTGCACAGCCACGGCGCTGATCAGACGGTGGAGGAGTTCGAGTCCAAGCACGACGCCACCATCGAGTACCTGCCGCTGGAAGATCTGGTGGACACCGTGGTGGCCAGCAACGGCGACCAGCAGTCCGACGAGGCCAGTCTGGCTGGGCTGACGTACCCCGATTACCTGTCCGCGAAGTCGGTGATCACCGGGATCCCGGTGGCGCAGTTGCAGGAGGCGCTGGACACCGCGCCGACGAAGGTCGGCGGCGTGACGTACCCGAAGAAGAAGGCTGCCGCGAAGCCAGTGTCCACGGCCAAGCCGGGGACGTGGGACGAGAATGCATCCTTGTCGGAGGTTCCGTCCTGGGGCACGATCTGGGAGGTTCCGCAGTCTAACGACTACGGTGACTACACGCTGTATTGGCTGGCTCCCAAGGGTGCGTGGCCGATCTACGACGACGAGGCCACGAGTACCTACGACCCTGATTTCCCCTGGACGCAGGGTCTGATTGGCTTCGGCTGGATGGGCGCGGACAACAAGATCCACTGGTACAACGCGGTCACCGGGAAGATCCAGGACTACAACCCCGACGCAGGGCCGAAGGATGACGGGTTCGGGGACTACCTGTGGTGGGTCGCCCCGAGCGCGTTCAAAGCCGCCCAAGACCTCAACGTCACGGCCCCAAGCGGGTCGGATATGACCGAGGATCCCGCCAACTACTGGTATCACGCCGATCTGACGCTGGCCAAGCCGATGGTGCCCGAGGCTCCGCAGGCTCCGAAGGCTCCCGACTACGGCGACCCAATGTGGTCGGGAATCGCCACTACGGTCAACGGCGATATCCGGCTGTTCGAGGATTCCCCGTACGAGATCACCCTTCCGTCCAACGCGCTGCTGGTCTTCGACAGCGTGTGGAACGACGCCACGTCCGCTGATTTCTCGGTGTTCGACGACACTCCGGTGAAGGGGCTCTCGGGCTTCGTCCTGCCGGGGCCGGATGGGAAGCCCGTGTCGGGCGTCGTGCTGGACGACAAGGGTGGCTGGCATCAGGCGGGCATCACGACCGGGGACTTCCCGTACTGGTGGGACGACCAGGGCACCAAGGTGATGTTCGCGCAGAACCTTGCGGATCACCTCGCGGAGTCCCCGAGTGGGTACGCGCAGCCCGAGCAGATGCTCACCCCGAAGCAGGCGATGGAGGGGTCTGCGCCCGCCCCGGCATGGTGGGAGGGCAAGCCTGCGAAGGACAAGACGTTGCCCGACGCGTTCTACGAATGGCTGGAAGACCAGCCAGAGTGGGCTGATGAGTACGGCAGCGAGTTCGTGTACGTCTCTGATGACGACCCGAAGGTGATCGGTCAGACCCCCTCGGTGCGGGTGTTCTACGGGTCTGACCCGATGGGCATCTTCTCGGTGCGGGTAGGCCCGGACGGGAAGCCCACGGGAACACCGACCAAGGTCTTTTACTGGGACGCCGCTGCTGTGATGGGCGCGCTGGAGGCGGGTTACCACCCGAGCAACTCTGACTCCGAGGACAATCTGGCGCTGATGAAGGATCAGTCGCTGCTGTTCAAGGTGGCGAACCCGCCAGCCACCCCGTTCGACGGCGCACTGATTGCGCAGAACGAGCCCTACGCGGTGAACGCGGTGGATCTGGAGAAGGGCGAGACGACCCAGGTTCTGGTGCGCGAACTCACCCCGGTGCTCAAGCCCGGGATGGTTCCCCCGGCGTACTTCGAGTACCAGGGCGACTACTACGTGGTGGGGGATGTGGACGCTATCTCCAGCGGCCCGGGATCTGCGCAGTACGCTCCCGGAGACGACGTGTCCGCCGTGACGGTGATGGTCACGCCGTGGCATGTGCCGGATTCGGCACTGTCGGCCAAGCCCACAGGCGTGGAGTCCACTCCGAGCACGGTCAGCGCCCCGGGCAAGTCCGAGATCCTCGTGGACAAGGCGGGCGGCGGGACGATGACCGTCTCGCTGGACGACGCGGTGGCTGCTCTGGACATTCTGAAAGCCGCCAAGGGCATGATGATCAAGCAGCCGTTGTCGAAGGAAGACAACCCGCTGTGGGAGTCGGACTACCACGCGATTGCCGAGCCGTACCAGGGCGACTTCAAGGGCGAGAAGTTCCACACGAAGTTGGCGTACATGAAGGCGCTGGAGACGCTGATTGCCAACGCGCAGCCGAGCAAGCCTGAGCCCGAAGCCCCGGGCTCCGTGGAGGTCAGTTTCAACAACGCCTCCTTCCACGGGCAGGTGGACGTTCCCGCCACCGCCATGATCGTGGTGGTCAACGGCCAGCCGATGGGTTGGATCCCCGCCGACGAGCCCGACAAGATGTACTACCCCGAGGGCGCGGACAAGACGGGGTGGATCAACAAGCAGGAGTACGTGGGCGGCATCAAGCCCTCCGAGCCCTCCTACGTGCTCGCCAGTCAGTGGGGCAAGCCTCCGTTGACAACGCTTCCGTCGCATAAGGCTGGCACCGTTCCGGTGAAGATGGCGTTCAATCAGGGCACCGCTGATGTTCCCGAGGACGCCGTGCTGGTGGTGCTGCATGTGAGCGGCGTGAAGGCGTCGGACGGGAGCACCAACAACGTGGTGGGTTGGGTACTGCCCAACGAGCCCTCGCTGCTGTACTACCCCGACCCCAACGCCTCGGACGACGTGGGCCACATCGGTCTGAAGCCCTACCTCGATGCGCTAGGCGATACCAACTACGGGTTCGTGACGGCCAAGGAGTTGCCGTTCGGGATCCCCGATCCGGTAGCCACCTCGCTGGAGGAGGTGCTAGGCCCGCAGGAGAAGAAGAGCGGGATCGTGCAGACCCACGACGGCGGGCTGTACCTGATGGACGGCGCGGCGTACGACGCTGCAGGAAATCCGATCAAGCCTGACGAGGCGGGGTATCCGGCGATCCCGTCGAACGCGATCCTGGTGTTCAACGACAACGCGATGAGCATGGGCGTGCAGGGCGTGCCCTGGTGGAACCAGGGACTCGTCGGCTGGGTGATGCTGGACGAGTTCACGGGTGGTCTGGTGCAATCCGCACACGGGTGGTCTGACCCGTTCAACGTGAAGGACGCGGGCACCTGGGGCGAGGTTGATAAGAACCTGTTCAACGAGCCGGGAGCGCACTACCTGTCGGTGGCCGAGTTCAAGGAGAAGGTGCTCGGCCAGCAGATGAGCCCCTCGACGGTGGGCCACTACACCCCGGGGGAGGCCGCGCACGTCTGGAAGCAGCCAGGAGACAGCGGCGATCCCCTGATGGTTCCGCTCCCGGGCGATCAGGGAAGCGTGACGATCTACCCCAGCGGTGTGATCAACCTCTACAAGACGAACCTGCCCGGGTCGGGTGTGTGGAACAGCGCCGAGATCCCGCCGCACGCGCTGGTGGTCACGCGCGTGATCGACGGCAAGGTGGTGATCCTCGGTTACCAGACGATCCACGCGGACGGGTCACTGGACGTTGATCATGTGTGGCTGCATGACAAGGAGACAGGGGGGTTTACCCAGAAAGGGGGCGCGGATCTCGGCGGGATGCCCGTCAACTACATCACCACTGAGGCGCTGCGCTACTCGTTGCTGAACGGCGACCTGAAGCCTGAGAACGAGTACCTGAGCAGCGACCCGGGGCTGGCCCGCATCGCTGCCAAGGACGTGCCTGATACGTGGACTCCGCAGACCCTCAGCGAGCCGGGGAGCGCGTGGGACAACCCGCCGACAGCCCAGATGGACTACATCGTCCCTGATTCGGACGTGCAGGCGTACGCCGCCGCATACGGCCCGTTGCTGGAGAAGAAGTCCTGGCAGGGCATGAACAACTCGTCTTCCCTGGCGCTCGCCCCGGACGGGACGCTGGGTATCACTGAGATGTTGGGTGCCCACCTGGAGATCCCGATGGACGCCGTGGTGATGGTCGGGGAGACGGATTATTCCGAGGACGAGGAAGAGCCCGGAGAGCCCGCGTGGCACCAGCGTCTGTACGGCTGGATCGACAAGGACGGGATCCTGCACAACTTCGGATCACCCAAGCAGTTCGTGCCATACGGGGACTGGTTGAAGTCGTTCCCCCCGAAGCCGGGGACGCTGAAGTTCCTCCCGCAGACCGCCTACTTGTCCGACATCCTGGGGGACAAGGATCCGGTGACCAGCGACAACCCCGGCCACTTCGACACCTACGAGGCGGCACGCGCCGCGCTGGACGCCAGCCCGGGGAAGGCGTCGAAGGAGTCCATTGCCACCACACTGGCCGGGAAGCCGAAGAAGAAGCCCAAGTCCACGCCGACGGATGATGAGGATTCGCTGTTCGCCCCGGCGCAGGTGGCCAAGTCTCCGTTGCACCCGTCCGCGCCACCAGCGGCTGGCAGGTGGGGCAAGAAGGGCTCCAAGGGCTACGTGGACGTGTTCGCGGACGGGTCGGGTGTCTACGTCTCCCCTGGCGGTAAGAAGACCGCACAGACGCCTGTGCAGGTGCGCGAGCGGATCTCCAAGGGACTGACGCTGCAGGTTCCGGCGTCGTCCTGGCCGCACCACGCGCAGCCCAGCAGCCCGACGGTGCACATGTACTACCGTCCTGTGCGCTGGAACCCGGACAAGCACGGCTACGAGACGGCAGAACCGGGGCTGCACTCTGCCTACCATGTGAACCCTGATGGTTCGGTGGTGTGGCAGGACGAGGCCGACGGCGTGAAGGGGGAGATGACCGCCGAGGAGTTCGCCGCCGAGATCAAGAGCGCGACGGATCAGGGCTATTGGATGCAGCCCAGGGTGCTCGGCGGGGGCAAGAACGAGTGGTCTACCTCGGTGCCCGACGTGCCCTTGTTCCCTGATTTGGACACGATGAAGAAGGCTGCCGACAACGGCGGGGTCGTCGTGTTCGGGGTGCTGATCAAGTCGTCCGACGACCCGTTCTTCGACGCGCTGGACTCCGACGCGAAGTTCGCGGCGTGGATGGGCAGTCAGCATCATGTGAAGACTCCCTATAAGCCGTGGGGAGCCAACCTGTACTACACGAAGGGCTCCCCGACGCTGATGCGTCAGGCGGTGCTTCGGATGCTGGGTCAGGACACGTCGTCGTTCTCCTCCCCGACGCAGCAGGGCCGCTACAGCGAGCAGGGGCCGTTCTGGGTGCACAACGAGACGGGCGGGGCGTTCGTGCCGCAGGGGGCGGTGCGCGAGATCGTGCGTCAGCGGATCCCCGTGGGCAGCCTGAGCAACGCACAGATGGTCGATGTGATGACCCAGGTGGTGGCCGACCTCGGGTTGGAGGGAATCCTCTACACCAAGAAGGGCGGGATGACCAAGGCGAAGAAGGCGTCGTGGCTGACGGCGCTGCAGTCGGGGGACTTCGCGAAGATCAAGCAGTTGGAGAAGTCGTCCGGGAACGACTCCCCGATGCTGGACTTCCTGCCCGACAAGGTGATCTGGGAGGCCGAGGTTCCCTCAGAACTGCCTGCCGGATCCGTGCCTCCCGGGAAGTGGTCGTCGGAGAGCCTCTACAAGTCGAATCCGATACCCGACGACGAGGTGGCCAACTACCTGATTGCAGCCCGCATGGCCTACCCGGAGTACCTGTCGGACTCCGAGCGCAGGGAGTGGGTGAAGTACCACCGTCTGGGGATGACGCAGGCCACCAATGGTCTGTCGGTGACGGCGCGCAAGCGGTTCCTGGCGGGCGAGCCGACGAAGAGCAAGGCTCCGGTCTACAACCCTGATGTGCAGCCGTCCAGTACGTGGACGAAGGCTGTGAAGTCCGGGCAGGTGTTCTCGCCGTCGGTGTGGAACGGCCCTGACCAGTGGTCGATGAACGCCGTCCTGAATGACTGGTACGAGGACGAGATCGCTGGCCACACGCTGGCGCAGATGAAGAGCGCCTACCCGGGGAACGACATGTTCTTCGACACCTTGTTCCTGGGCTACGCGGACGGGGTGACGTTCGGCAGCGCCAAGCCGACCCTGAATGAGTGGAAGTACGCCCAGCAGAAGCAGCAGGACTGGTACGACCAGCAGTCGAAGATCCCGGTGCTGCACTTCCCGTCCGAGGGCGAGAAGAACAAGAGCCTGAAGAAGGATCCCAGCACCCACCCGACGTACTTCGTGAAGGATCAGTTCGGCAAGGACTGGGTGTTCAAGGAGATGCCCGAGAAGTTCCGCGTGGAAGTGGAACTCATGGCCACGCAGATCGCGACGATGTACGGGTTCAGGATGCCCGACGCGTTCGCGGTGATCAACGGCCCGGACGAGCACCACAGCCTGAAGGGCAAGATCGGGTTCGCCAGCAAGCAGATCCCCAACACGGGGACGCTGGAGGGCGTTGACGTATCGTCCCTGACGCCGACTCAGTGGCGGGATCTGGCGCTGGATCATGTGCTGGACTGGCTGCTGGACAACGACGATTCCCGGCACGGCAACTACCTGATGGCCGAGGACGGCCACATCGTGGCCATCGACAAGTCCCGGGCGTACAAGCACTTCGGGGTCTGGAAGGGTCTTTCGGGCAACAAGTCGGCAGACACCAACGCGGATCTGGTGTCCACCGAGTTGTTCGCTGCGATCAAGTCGGGCAAGATCTCCGAGCACGATGCGCAGGCGCTCTACAAGGCGGCGGTGCAGAAGGCCCAGGCGATTCAGGACGCCCCGTGGGAGCCGCTGCGCGACCTGATTGTGAAGGGCAACGCCAACCGCACGCAGTGGTATCCGTCGAACACCCCGCAGGGGATCGACCAGTTGCTCGCCGGGGTCAAGGCGCGCAAGGATCATCTGGCCGAGGACATTGAGTCGGTCTGGTCGAAGGTCTTCAAGGAGGCGGGCTACGAGCCGCCAGCAGTGCCCAAGGCACCTGGGCAGCAGCGGTACACCACGGTGGACGCGCAGTTCGACGCGAACCTGGACGAGACGAAGATCCTCGGACAGTCCCTGATGGTGGGCGGGTCTGGCTGGGAAGAGGGGCACATCCTGTTCTGGAAGGAGCGGATCGCCAAGCAGCCCGTGGTGCGCGGGATGGGGCACATCTTCGGCCCTGCGCACAAGCAGTTGTACGTGGATCTGCACGAGGCGGCGGGAAGCAGTGCTTCCCAGAGTTACTCCGTGCCCGAGACACCGGACGTGAAGGCTCGTTTGCAGATCGCTGATTGGCGGACAGACTTTGAAATGACGTTCGTGCAGTTCTCGAAGGATCACAGCAACCTGATCCTGGGCAAGGACAGCGGCAAAGAGGTCACCATCGAGGAAGTAGAGACGGCGGCTGTCAACGGGAAGGCGGCATGGCAGCAGCAGAAGGCCACGATCCTGAAGAACAACCCGGAGATCAACCCCGCGTATCTGGACATGTTCGACGCCCAGGTGGACGCCTGGATCGACAGCATGGAAACCGAGTTGAAGTCGGCCATTGCGGAGAAGCGCAAGGTGGAGCGCCCGCCGCTGTACTACCCGTTCATGCCGATCACAACCGACCCGAAGACGGCCAGCCCGTCATGGGGTGAGTTGTGGAACACGGTGGTGGACAAGTACGGCACCGAGCACACGCTGGATCCCAGCGATCCTCGTTGGACGACTCCCCCGGATATCGACTCCGTGCCTCCGCTGCTGTTGCCCAAGGTGGGCAGTGTTCCGCAGAAGGAACTCACCGAGTGGGAGCAGCGGTTCCCCGAGTTCGCCAAGGCCGGGATCACGCTGTCGGTGCGCCCGATCAAGGGCACGGCGGGGACGCTGCACCAGAAGACGTTGGATCTGGATTCCTCCGATGGGGCTGGACTGACGGAAGGATGGGAGGGCTACGAGTACGTGCTGACCCTGCCCACTGGCGAAGAGGTGATGATCGCGGGGCCGTCAGCCACGATCAAGTCCTCGGGATCCGGCAACGGAAACCCGTTCGGCCCGACGATCAACGGGTATCCCACGTTGGCCAGTCGCGCAGGGATGATTCGGTTCGAGGGCAAGCCCGGGGAGTCCGCTGAGCAGACGTGGGACGCGGTGAAGCCCGTGCTGGAGGCGTTGGAGCCTGTTGACCCGCCCTCGGACACCGACCTGCAGGTGCTCTACTACCGGATGCTGGCGGGCAGTTTCCAGCACCGCAAGAGCCCGCCAGTGAAGCACCAGCAGTTGCTCGTGGACTACGTGGCGAAGGTGAAGGAACTCGGCGGCGTGGTGAAGTCCGACAAGGACGCCCCGATGGATGAACTCGGGAAGTTGATGACCCCCGAGGAAGAGGCGGCGTTCTGGGCTGAGGAGTTCAGGACACTGGTGGGGGACAAGCGGTTCAACGCGTTCATCATGGCGCAGGGGTGGCGTCCCCGGTTCGAGACGGATCCGCGCAGCGGACTGCCGTCAGGGCACCCCTTCTGGTATCGCGTGGATGCGGATCCCGAAGAGGTGTTCGCTTTGAACTACTGGGCGACTCAGGACGGGATGACTGCCGAGCCGTTCGTCTGGACTGGGATGCAGAGCACCGACGAGCGGTGCCGTGTGACGGGCAAGTTCATCCACGGGTGGAGTTCCGACGATGATCAGGCCAACGGCTCGGGAACCGTGATCTACACGACCCCCGGCCCTGTGGGTGGCGGCAAGTCGGCAATCATCATGTCCCCGATGATCGGGATGCGGATCGGTACGTACGGGTTCCCCACTGACTACTGGGGCAAGCCGTGGCTGCGGCAGCAGTACACCCCGGTGTCGGTGACAGATATGATCACGGATTCCCACCACGAGTTGCTGCCGAAGTGGCAACTGTGGTGGAACGACGTGCTGGCTGTGAACTGTGAGACGGAGCAGGTGCGCAAAGGGCTCTTGATGGATCTGAAGAAGGCGGGGATCACCGAAATCCGTGGGATCCCGGTGGAGGACTTCTTGGCCGTGGGCGTCTCCGATATGAGGAGTAAGGCGGAAGTCAACTTCAAGCGGGAGAAGAAGAGGATCGCAGAGCAGATGGCCAATGAGGGGTGGATCTGATGGATCAGCCTGAGTGGTTGTCGTCGGATGCGGTGTTCAGCGGCGGCGAGACGGGTCGGAAGTGGTATCGCTGGTTCGCGAAGAACTTCTACTACGGGTTCACGGCCACGCGCATTGACGAGCCGTCTCCCACCCTCACGGTGCCCTTGCCGATGCTGGAGCATGTGGGCGTTCGCGGGCTGGATCCGGCGATCCGGTTCTGGACACCCGAGTGGCCCGGGAAGGGCTGGGAGTGGATCATCGAGTCGATCACCCAGCGCGACGGTCAGACGTTCTTCCAGGTGGCGCTCCCGTTCGGGGACGAGCAGGTGCAGATGTGGCGGTTGGTGCCGATCTCCGAGGAGCAGTTCAAGCAGTTGTGGGAGTCAGGGTGGTACGAATGGATGGTCTGATCTTCGTGGCGCATTGCGACCGGGACGAGAACGTGAAGGGGGTGTGGCGCTTCGGCTCCGCGCACCCGGGGGCGTACTACCCGAGCAGTCAGCAGGGCCAGATTGACGAGGAGTGGGGCAGGATCCTCGTGGCTGACGCCACGGGCTCTGAAAGCACTGCGCAGGACGTGGTGGAGTCGCTGACGCACTCCTCGGTGATGGAGGATCGGTGGTTCGTGATTGACAACAGTGAAGGTCTGCCGCTACCGGAGGTGTTCGATGCCAACAGCGCCCGATAGTACGAGTATGACGCTGGGAATCTATCCGTCCTCAGAAGCGGACTACCTGCCGCTGACGCGTACCAAGTCGGGGCGGCTGTACCGCAAGCACATCCTCACCAAGGGGAACCTGCGGCACCCCGCGACCAAGCAGAACGTCAGCATTGACGACAACTTCTTCACCTCGCTGGTGCAGAACTTCAACGAGAAGGTCTGCGACATTGTGCAGGTGCCACTGGCAGGCCCGAGCAACGAGCACACCGAGGATCCGACCCGCAACATCGGTGAGGTTGTGGGTCTGGAACTGTCCGGGGACAAGTTGTACGCCCTGATTGACGCCCGCGACGAGCAGTACGCGGACAAGTTGGGCAAGACCCTGCTGGGCGCTTCCGCGATGATCCACCCCAACTACGAAGACGCCAAGACCGGGAAGAAGGTCGGCCCCACGCTCCTGCATGTGTGCGTGACCAACCGTCCGTACATCACAGAACTGCAGGACTACGAAGAGTTGATTGCCGCTTCCGCCGATAATACGGGGGACGCGGTTATGTTCACGCCTGAAGAGGAGGCCGACGCGATGACACGCGAGGAAATGTTCGAGGCGCTGAAGTCGGAGCACGGTATCGACGTGCCCGCTCTTCAGGCAGCCCAAGAAATGGCCCTGAGCCGTTCCGGCGAGGGCGACCTCGCGGAGCGTCTCTTCGAGATCATCTCCGAGGTGCCGCTGGAACTCTCCGGTAGCGACCAGACCGAGATCGTTCTCAACGCCGTGCAGGAAGTGGTCAGCGAGAACCTGACCCTCTCGGCGCGCATGGCCGAGTTGGAAGAAGAGGCGCGGATCGCCCAGGTCGATGCACTCGTGGACGAGGGACGGATCCTTCCGGCCCAGCGCGAGGCGTTCATCGAACTCTCCGCGTCTCAGCCGGATCTCTTCGAGAAGATGATCCCCGAGGAGCCCCTCGTTCGCCTGAGCAACGAGGAAGGCACGTCGTTCACGGACTCTCGCGGAGAGCAGTTCGAGGACGAGGTGGCAGCAGAGATTCAGCGGTACACCGCGTCGGACGGCCCTGCTGCGCAGGCCGGATACATCAAGTAAGGAGATTGAGCCACAATGGCAGATCAGGTTGGAAACGCGGTTCCCGTGCCGGGGCAGTTTGACGAGGGCTCGGTCACCGATTCAGAACTCCTCTACTCCACCAGTGGGTACACCCAGAAGGGTGTGACGCTCGCCGGGGGACAGGGGATCCTCTACGCAGGCACCGTTCTCGGTCGGATCACCGACTCGAAGAAGTGGGCGCAGTACGACAACTCCGCGAATGACGGCACTGAGGTGGCGCGCGGTGTGCTTCGCAAGACCACTGACACCGGGACTGGGGAAACCAGTCAGGACGTTCAGGCCAACATCGTGATCCGGGGCATCCTCAAGAACGCCCTGATCTCCGGTGCTGACGCCAACGCTCTGACCGACCTCAACGCCCGCCAGGACACCGTGCTCGGGACGTTCACGTTCTAGTCACGGTCGGGATCCCCGGTTCGCTACCTCCGCACAGCGAGCCGGGGATCTCGTTTGTGGAGGTTCAGTGCGGAATCCCCCGATAGTACGAATGACAGGCCAGCCAGTGACCTCCGTGGTGGCGCAGGCCGGATGTTCTCAGCCAGAGAGCATCGCTGCAGACCGATAGTAGGCACGACGAAAGGACTCCTACGGTGCCTGACATTTCTCTGTTGAACCCAACGGTTCTCCGGGGCGTGGTGGAGAAGTTCACGGCCCCCGAGTCCCTGATCATGCTCAAGTCTGTTCCCAAGACTCCGTGGCCGTACCCGACGGCGACCTGGGACGTGATTCGTGGCAGCCGGATGGTCGCGAAGCCCAACGTCCCCAACTCCGAGGCGCACATCGTGCCCCGGCTGGGTCGTTCGCAGGAAAGCGCCGCGTTCGTCTACCTTCGTGAGAAGAAGGTCTTCGAGCCGACCACCCTGCACTGGCTGCGTCAGCCTGGGGATCTCGCCAAGGCCAACGCCGAGGCTGCCGTGATGCGCGAGGTCGGTGACCTCAACCAGCGGTTCGACAACTTCGCTGAATACTGCATCTGGCAGGCGCTCACCGGAGAACTCACCTTCGACTACGCCGACGTGCAGGCGTCCGTGGACTACAAGTTCGCGTCGTCGCACAAGCCGACCGCCAGCCCGCTGTGGGCCTCGGCCACCCCGGCACAGATCATCGGTGACATTCGCGCCTGGAAGCGGCTCATCTCCCGCGACGGTCGCGTTGCCGCCAAGCAGGCGTTCGCAACCGAGAAGACCATCTCGCTGATCTTCGACGCCTACGCGGTCACCTCGGGCAACGCCCCGTTCCTGCTGTCCGACCGGATGAAGGATCAGTATTACACCACCGGAACCCTCCCCGGGTTCATGGGCCTTGACTGGACGACCTGCGAGTCGATCTACGAGACTGACGGTGCTGTGGAGACGCTGTTCCTCGCGGACAACAAGATCGTCCTCGGCAACTTCACCGAGGGTCGCCCCATCGAACTGATGGAAGGCCCGACGGCTGACGACGAGGCTCCCGAGGCGTACACCGGGAAGTTCGCGAAGACCTGGAAGGAGAAGGATCCCTCGGCTCGCCAGTACCTGCTTGAGTGGAACCTGCTCCCGGTGGTGACCAGGCCGGAACAGTTCGTGTTTGCAACAGTGTAAACACATGCTACTCTGGTACTCGTGAACAACGAGTACCGCAAGTGGACTGCTGAAGAGGTCGCCCTGTTGGAAGACAGGGCGACCTCTTCGACTGTCAAGGAGTTGGCAGAAGAGTTGGGTCGTCCGGTGAAGATGGTTCGCTGGAAGGTCAAGAAGTTGGGGCTGACCACCCAGGACGGTCGCCGCAACACTGGTCGCCCTCGCACAACGTGGACGCCGGAACGGTTGTCATATCTGCGTGAGCATGCGCTAGAGCCTTCTGCACAGATCGCTGAGTACCTTGGCATTTCTGTGACTCAGGTTCAGGATGCGCGTAGTAGGTATGGGATTCCCGGGAGGGGAACTTCACGTAAGCACAGCGCCGAAGAGGTCGCCCGACGTATTGAGCCCTTGCGGGGGTTGCAGAAGGTGGATCGGAATCAGCCCCGAGAGTGTCCCCAGTGCGGGGAGGTCAAGCCTGTCTTCCAGTACCCCTCAGAGGGCACGATCCAATCTGCGCTGTGTGAAGACTGTCGGAAAGAGCAGCGAGCCGTTCGGCACATGAAAGCGCCTGTACCTCGGAGGAATCTGGGCCGTCTGCGTCAATACACGCTGAGTGAAGAGGACTTCGAGGCGTTGGTTGATGCTCAGGAAGGTCGGTGCTCAGTGTGCAGGCACTTGATGCAAGGTGCAGGCCCACGGCGTATGACTATTGACCATGACCACGGTTGCTGTCCGGGTCGAAAGTCTTGTGGGAAGTGTATTAGGGGTCTGCTGTGTCATCGGTGCAACGTGATGATCGGATTCTTGGAGGGGTTCGTTCAGCGAGGCGGGGATCCACAACGGATTGTGGACTACCTGTCGTAGTCCGACGCCGATAGTGTGAGTACGGACGAAAGGAGAATCCCGTGGAGGAGAGTCCCAAGGAATCAGTCGTGACCGAGGAAGTTGTGGTTGAATCGTTGACCACCGAACCTGATGCGGAAGTAGCCCCCAAGAAGCGTGGCCGTCCTGCCAAGGCTGCCAGCGCCGGGAGCGGAGACGTGATCCTGCTGCACATCGTGGAGGACGGGTTCACTGCGCAGGGTGCGGTGTGGATGCGGGGCCAGGAGTTGGAGTTCAAGAAGGACACCCCGGAGTATCGCGACACCCTGGATCGCAACGGCAAGTCATGGCTGGATCTGCTCGGGGACGACGCAGCCCAGATGGAGATGTTCGGGAAGGTCATGTTCCGTCCCGGGCCGTGGCCGGGGGCGGGCTTCGAGGTGCCGGAAGCCCAGCAGGCCGAAGAGCAGCGTGGCCGGAAGCCGCCGCGCCTAGGCGACAAGATCTAGAGGAGTGACCAATGTTGTCTGCGCCGAGCACAGCGGATCTCGCTGAGTTCACCGGGACGGACGTGTCCGAGTATTCGGCGTTCGTGACCCAGGCTCTGGCGCAGGCGACATTGCTCTTCCAGTTGGCCACTGGACTGGAGCAGTACCCCACTGATTCTGCGCAGAACGCGCTGGCGGTCAACGGGATCTGCGAGATGGCCGACAAGATCTATTCGTCGCAGCCGTACATGAAGGCGCTGAACAGCCCGTTCCAGTCCGAGAGCATCGGATCGTACTCGTACAGCAAGGCCCAGAAAGCCCTCTCTCGCGGCGATCTGACCGGGGTGGCATGGTTTGACCTTGCTGTGCAGAGGCTGTCTGTACGGCCCCTTGTGGAGTCCTCAGCGACCACTCTGTTCGATGAGATCCCCGAGTGGCCGTCGGACGCCACGAACGACCCGCCTTACAGGCCGATTGGCTAGGCCCGGATGCAGCATCTGTTCTCGTCCACGGTGTCGGTCAGCAGGCTGAGCGTGACCGACGGCGGCGGCGTTCCGCTGTACTCGTTCGACGTGGTGAACCCATCGTTGCGTTGTCGGCTGGATCTGAACTTCCTGCGTCCTGGGAAGGATCAGCCTGCAGCCCCCGAAGCGGGCCGAGCCCCGGATCGGGTCGGGGTGATGTTCTGTGCGGTGGACGCCGATCTGCGCGCTGGGGATCGGGTCAAGGCGGTGGCTGGCCCCGTGGACGGGGTGTTCGAGATCCGGGTGGTGCCGGATGTGGCGACGGACTACTCCAGCGGGCACCACAAGGAAGTGCAGATCGTGGAGGTCGCGCAGGCGTTCTCCGAAGAGGGCGGCGAGTACACGTTCGGGAACGAGGGCTGAGAGATGCAGGTACACATCTTCGCCAAGGAGGTTCTCGATGAGTTGGATCGCCTGCAGAAGCCAGACTTCGAGGAGATCCAAGCCCTGGAGACAGTGCTGGGGGAGGTCTTCGCGCTGACCCAGGCCGAGGTGCACGTCATCACCGGGAGCCTGCGCGGGTCGGGTAAGACGTGGAGCGACTTCGACGGGGAAGCCTGGGAGGGCGGGGTGTCCTACGGCGGGCCGAGCATGGGATTCGTCAACGATCCTGTGGAGTACGCGTTCTACGAGTGGCGGCGAGGTGGCTCCCACGACTTCTTCGGGCATGTGCACACCATCGACCACCGTTTCTCCGACGCGATCATCGAAGGGCACCTCGAAGAATGAGCATGTCGTTGGCGCAGGCAGCGCGCGAGCATCTGGTGCAGTACGCGCCGTTGCGCTCGCTGCTGGGCAGCGGGAACGGTTTCAGCACCTGGATATTCCGGGGCCAGGACGACCAGTCCAAGCCGTACGTGAACATGGAGGGCACCGGACAGGCCGCGCTGCTGATCCGGCAGGACGGCGGCTGGTCAACCCCGAATCGGCACAACACGATGAGTTTCCCCCGGCTGGTGGTGGAGGTCTACGTGGATCCCGAGCGGGACGCGATGGGCAACGAGGTCGGCCCTGATGTGATGAGTCGGCTGCAGGCGATCTGGACGATGCTGGATCGCTACCTGCGCAACGTGGATCACGCCACGGTGATGTGGGGGGATGTGCGCACCATCGGTTGTGACCGTCTGGACGAGTGGTCGGTGTTCGCTCTTCCCGATGGTGGAGGTATCAGGATCTCCCGGGCGGGCTTCGGAGTCACGCTCGGGTGAACCGCTACATGAGGCCGAGGAGCCGTAGATGAAAGTTCTGGTCGCTGTCCCGTTGAGTGTCTACTCGGGCTATGGCAACGACGGTATCGGGCTGATTATGGCCCTACTGCGCAAGGGGATCGACGTACGGCTGCGGCCCACCCATGTGGATCCTCCGCTGCCCAAGGAGATCGCGCACCTGCTCACCAAGGAGTTGGAGCCCCCGTTCGATCTGTACCTGAACCATGTGGATCCGCTGCAGTTGAAGCAGACCGACCACAACGCCGAGCACGCGACCCTGAGTGTCGGCTGGACGATGTGGGAGATGACCAGCCTCGCCAACGCCGAGCCCGAGGCGGTGGAGGAGATCCCGAAGAACACCGAGGCGTTCGACCTGATTCTGGGGTACGACCCCGTGAGCGTGCAGGCGCTGTCCACGGTGATCCCGGTGGACAAACTCGGGATGCTGCAGGGAGGGTTCAGCCCCGAGGTCTGGCAGCCCCCGGTGGAGCGTGACTGGACGGGGGATCGGTTCGGGTTCTGCATGGTCGGGCAGTTGCATGACCGCAAGGATCCGTTCTTGGCAATTGAGGCGTTCCGCGAGTTGAAGCAGGAGAGGGGCACTGATTTCGAGGGCGCGGAGTTGCACCTGAAAGCGCAGCCTTTGGATGCTAAGGTGCTGACACCTTTCGGCTGGGCGTTCATGGGGGATCTTCAGGTAGGTGATGTGGTGTGCGCTCCTGATGGTTCGGTGCAGACGGTGCAGGGGGTGTATCCCCAGGGGGAGCAGGACATTTATGAGATCACGTTCAAGGGAGGAGCGACTACTCGGTGCACGGAGGATCACCTGTGGGTGACGAAGACGCTGTACGAGAAGAACTGGTCTGTGAAGTCTTTGCAGGAAATGCTCGATGCGGGGTTGCGAGCAGGGAAGTCGTACCGTCACAGGGTTCCTCTGACTGACCCTGTGGCAGGGTTCTCTGAGCCTTGTCGTCACGACGCTCTGGATCCTTACCTTCTCGGTGCTCTGGTTGGGGATGGGTCCCTGACACAGGGGGCGATTGTGGTGGCAGCCGAAGAGGAGATGGTGGAGCGGCTGTCCAAGATCGTGGCTGATTATGGCTGTGATCTGGTGCAGACAGGACGCCCCCTCTGTTATGGGATCCGGGCAGCAGACGGTTCCCGTGGGACACCAATCCTCAAGACGTTGCACTCATTGGGACTCATGGGCAAGAAGGCGCATGAGAAACGGATCCCAGCGTCGTACATGTTCACCGATGCTGAGAAGCGGCTCGCTCTGCTTCAGGGGCTGATGGACACCGATGGGACGGTCAACATTGATTCGGGGCTGGTGGCTTTCCACACCACGTCACCCCAGTTGGCTTCTGATGTTGCGGATCTGGTGCGCAGTTTGGGGGGAGTCGCAGCGTTGCACACGCCATACCCGGGGCGCTGGAAGGATTCCTCTGGGGCGCACCACGAGGGGCGGATGGTGCATCCCGTGCGCATCACGCTGGGTTTGTGCCCGTTCCGGTTGAGCCGGAAAGCACAGGCATGGCAGGAAGTGTGGCGTCGGCGTAAGCACGCTTTCGAGCAGACGGTAGTGGATGTGAAGTTGGTTGGGCGGGCACAGGCTCAGTGCATCAAGGTGTCTGGTGATCACCAGACGTACATCACTGATGATTATGTGGTGACCCACAACACCAACATCCCCGGTCTGCACCCAATGATGGAGCAGTGGTGCCCGAAACTGCGGATCCACTACACCTCGTGGCCCCAGGAAGTGCTCAAGAAGTTCTACGCCGCCCAGCATGTGCTGCTGGCCCCGAGCCGGGGGGAGGGCAAGAACGTCCCGGCGATGGAGATGATGACCACGGGCGGGGCGGTGATCGCGACCAACTTCGGGGGCCACACCCAGTGGCTGAACCGGGACTACGCGTACCCGTTGGACTACGAGTTGAGCAAGGTCAACGGGATCGACGGGTGTCTGTGGGCCAGCGCGAAGAAGGAGCACCTCAAGGAACTGATGTGGCACACGTACACCCATCGCGAGGAGGTGCGTGAGAAGGCGCACAGGGCGTCTCAGGCGATCCCTGAGATGTGTTCCTGGGACTCCGTGGTGGAGCGTCTCATGCTGTTGCTGTCCAAGCGGGGCGACAAGGGGGCCAAGGTGTATTCGGCGTACCGCAGCCTGTCAGGAGGGAACTGATAATGAGTTCGGTGGATCTGCGCTGTCCGGTCGGCCCTCGTCGGCTGCTGGCGATTCTGCGCCAGGAGGGCAAGAAGCCTGTGTACCTGGAGGACAACACCGTGGAGTTCGCGTGTTCTGACTGTGCGCGTGCTGCGCGCCGGGAGGGCCGGGACGTGCTGCGGGTGCTGCACCGTTACAACTTCATCGGGGAGTTGGTGGACACCGAGGAGGTCATGCGCGGGGAGGTTCTGGGGGACGGCCACCGATAGTGTGGCTAGAGCCTGTGGGTAGGCTTCACGGTTCTGGATAAGGAGAAGGTGCTTTGGCTACCACGATCTTCGAGGGCTTCTCGATCAGCCACGCGGCGATCTTGAACGGCTCCACGGGCGCGGACGAGACTTGGGGTGATATCTACGGGGTCAGCGAGGGCAGCCTGGAGGCTGACATTGACTCGTTCGACAACACCGGAGACGACACCGTGCTCTCGTCGTGGTTCTGGTTCAACTACGCGACGGTGAGCATCACTGGTGGCTACGTCCCGTTCAGCACCATCGCGGCGCTGTCGGGCACCACGGTCACCTCGTCGGGTACTGCTCCCAACGACACCTATTCGGTGCCGCTGTGGAACAAGAGCAGCCTCAACCAGCCGACCCGCCCGATGCGGATCCGCGTTCCCTCCAAGGACAGCGCAGGAGCGATCCGCAACCTGGACTTCATCCTCTACAAGGTTCAGTTCGAGCCGATCTCGTTCGACGGCCCGTCGTACAAGGACGGCCTGAAGTTGAACTACAGCGGTCGTGCCCTGCTCTCGTCCACCGACGAGAAGGGCGGCGCGCTGGCTGACCCCGCTGTGGGTCGTCTGTACAACATCGCAGGCTGATAACAACTGAAGGAGAGCAGCGTGACTGCCAGTTCTGAAATCGACGCCCTTGACCCCGTGGACACCGACACGTTCGAGTTGTCCACGGGGCTTGTGGTTGCCATTGAGCCGCTGAAGACCCGTCAGTTCTTCCGGCTGTTCCGCATCATCACCCACGGAGCCCCGGCGTATCTGGAGGGCAGCCTGACTGGGCTGTTCGACGGGGACACCGAGGAGGTCACCACACGGTTGGTGGCCATGATCGTCTTCAGCGTTCCCGAGGCTGAAGAGCAGACGATGGACTTCCTGGCCAGCATGGTGCGTCCGGTGGGGCTGGAGGGCAACGCCACCAGCAAGGCCGCTGCGATGCGCAACGACCAGAAGTGGAACGAGGTGGAGGCCGCGATGGTCAACCCCTCGATGGACGACACCCTCGGGATTGTGGAGATGATCATCAGGCGGGAGTCGAAGGATCTCGCCGCCTTGGGAAAACGCCTAGTGTCGATGCTGGAGACGGCGACGAAGACGGGGCAGCAGAACGCTGGCTCTCAGAAGGTCACCAAAGCATCGACCCCGAAGGTATCGTCGGATCCGTCGCCCGAGCCTTCGACCTCATCTCAGCCGAGTACGGATGGGACGACGAGCGAATCCTCGATCTGACGATTCGCCGCCTGCGTCAGATCACCACAGCGATCAGTCTGCGCAAGTACGCCGAGGACTTCCGGGAGCGCACGCTGACCGAGTGGACGGTGAAGACCCTCGCTACCTACACCGCTGCGACAGTGCCCGTCCAGAAGGGCAAGAAGAACGCCCTGCTGGAGGCTGCCGCGAAGATCTCGTTGTTCGGGAAGCGCCGCACCGATTCTAAGAGCAAAGAGCCGGAAGTCGGCTCCTACGAGCGTCTGATGCAGGTCGCCGGGAGCATGACGAAACCTCGATAGAAGGAAAGGCGTACAGCGATGGCCGACCGCGAGTACAGGGTCATTTACAAGGCCGTCGCGGACTTCGCTGACCTGATCAAACAGTCGAAACTGGCCGAGGATCGGCTGCGCGCAATGTCGGGCGCGCA